GGATTGTCAAGCTTTGAAATTCGTTACAAGTTTCATACCATATTCGTTAGGCTCTTTTGGTAAAACGATGTCTTTTTTGTAACGCAATTCATTCTTCTTGAATGGTGAATAGTCAACATAATGATGCCAGCGTTTGTATCGCCAGACCATTCGTGCAACATCAGGATGCATTCTTACTAGCATCTCAGATTTGTTTCTTGTGCCCTCAGCATTCACACCATCAATCCAGATATTCTTTTCAATACCTTCTTTGTGATAAAATTCTTCAGTGTTACCACCCTTGACGGTTTGTGTTGCTGCTTTGCCCTGCAAGAATGAATTGAACTGAATTGTGCAATCGCCATCTTTCAAAACACGAAGACAGATATCAGTATCTTCATTGTATCTACCACGCCAACGGTGTTTACAATTATTATCTATCAACAGTGTGGAATAGATTCGTGTGTTCTTCACGTAGGGTGGATAACTTTGATTGGGTGCAATAAAGAACCGATACTGAAAGCCAGAGATAGGCACATTTTCAAATCGGTCAATGAAATCTTCTGCTGCTTTGAAGATAACACCAGACTCTACACGAATACGATAGTTTTGGTGTAGTCTGTAGAAATCAGAAATATTATCATCAAGTACCCAATGCTTCTCTGCACCAATGGAGATAGAATGATCCCATGCAAAGTTTCTTGCACGACCAGGACCATCACCATGATTACTGAATGGCGCAACAATCAATGTGACATAATCACGGATGTTGAATTTATCTAATGCTTTATCATAGGGTTCTTCATCTTGTGGTTCAATCACAATATAATGAGGTACTTTCATTCTGGACAATGACTTTGATGTAATCATTGTGTCAGAACGACCCTTAGAAACGATATAAACTGGATGTCTCGGATTCGTCATTTCTTTTCCATATCAAAGGTTTGTTATTCCATATTTTGCATTTGACGTTTTCGTATTGCTTTCTTTTCAAATGCTGATTGAACATTTTACTAATCTTGTCTTGATTCACTATTCTACCATAAACATCATATTGTGTAAAGTGTCCCATTCCCCATGTATTGAATGAGTTTGCAACAATCATATGTTTTGGTTTTAGATTGTCAATAATATGATCAACATGTTCAACTGGATTATAGATGTGTTCAAAATATTCTGAAGCAAACAATATATCAACAGGTTCACCAACTTCAGTAATAGATTCAATCAAGTTGAAGTTGAATCTTTCTGCCATCACTTCACAAAATTTCCACTGTTTCGTATCTCTCAGATTGATTGCATAAACAGTGGCTTCAGGAAACAATTGTTTCAGTAAGCATGTACTATAACTTATACCACAACCGATGTCAACAATAACTTTGGCAGTTTTGAGTTCTTCAAAATGCGAAGACTTGATAACTCGTTTTATATAATCCCTACTGTATTCTACAAAACAATTGAACACATCTATGAAGTAGTAATCATGATTGTACACTTCATAAATGTTTCTAGTATCTTTGTTGGCTAAATCATCATACCATTTCGCTGACAACTCTTGGAAAATTTTGTCAGTCTTTCGAATTGCTCGGCATTCTTCAGCATCTATTGAAAACAGATTGCCGTAGTCTTTGAGAAAATACTCAAACAATACTTGAGGTTTTTCTTTGAGAAAATCTATTTGACTCACTCTTCAATCCATCTCTTCAAAGAATTCTCATCTCTTTCCAATTTTGGATACCAGATTGATTTTGTTTTTTCTGTGAGATTCTGGTCCACCAATTTTGCAAACGCTTCGTAGTCTTCTTTATTTCGGAAGTGAAGGTAGATTGTCTTGTATGTCTTCTTATCGTTTTGTTCAAACGCTGGCATACCAACCCAATGTTTTTGCCATTCTGCGTTTTGAACATCAACGCCATCATCTTCATCATCACTATCACCAAAAAAACGATTCAGAGTTGGTGGTTGATACTCATCAGTCAACAACTCCATACAATTTTCATATGAAGTAGATTCTTTAGTTTCAGAAGTTTTCATTTTTCTTTCCTCTAACAATTTTCTTTACTAACTTGGTAGCTTTCTGTCTTGCCATTTTCAATGCAAGCGGTTTCACATACTCAGTATAACGTATTCCATCGAGATGGTCAAGTTCATGTAGGAAACAACGTGCAGAAAGACCTTCCAATCTCACTTGTTTTGTTTCACCGTTTTCATCCAAAAACTCTGCTTCAATCCAAGACGGACGGTCAACATTCAAAAACAATGCAGGAAAAGAAAGACAACCTTCTTTATCTTTTACAAAAGGACCAGCTGCGGTAACTTTTGGATTGACACACACTAATTGAAATTCTTCGGTACCAATTACGAACATTCTTTCAGCAACACCACATTGATTTGCAGAAAGACCTAAACCAGCATAAAGTTTCATAGTCATCTTCAGTCTTTTACCTAATGTGACTAATGCTGGTGCTGGAAATGATCCAGTATATTCTGGTATCTTTTTTCCGAGCATATGAAAGTCTTCTCCGTATACACGAAGAGGCTCTATTCTGTCCGTGGTTTGTATACCAGCAGATGTATCAATTGTTAGAATTTCACTCATTTCACTATCCTTGAAAAGTTCTTTGATTTCTCAAACCGAATTGTATTTGCAAATTTATCTTGTAGTATATCACCTTTATGACTTATCACAAAAAGGTTTACATCGTTCAACGTATGCAGTATCTTCATCAAATCTTCTGTACCACCAACGTCAAGACTTGAATCAAATACTTCATCAAGTATCAGTAAGTTTGTGTTGATAGAATTCTTCAGTTTAGCAACTGCTCTCCAAGTCAACATCAATGACATATCAATACGCTGTTTCTCACCTTCTGAAAAATTATGGTAACTGAAGTCATCACGGTGTCTTGATTTGATTGTTTCTTTGAAAGATTCATCTAAATTGAAATTGACAAAGAAGTCCATACTAGACAAATACTTATTGACTAATTTATTGATGACTGGTAAATACTGTTTGACAATATTTGTTTTGATGCCCGTATCTTTGAGTAGTGTGGAAGCAACATCATAATATGCTTTATCATCAATCAACTGTTTCAGTTCGCCCTGTGCTTGTTTGATTTGATCTTGAATTATAACTAATTCATTGGAATTTGAATCTTGTTTTTCTGCTGTCTGTAACTCTTTGATCTGCTTTTCCAACTTTGATATTGCAGTATTCAGACCTTTGATGCCAGTTTGTTTTGTTGCAATTTCAATTTTCAGTGTGTTCAATTTCTTTTCATCATCACGTATAACTTTCAAAACAGATTCTTGTTCAGTGATTTTTGTTCTAAGTTCTTCTATACCACCAGAAAGTTCTTGCTCTTTAGATTGGAGTTCGGAAAGCTGTCCCTCTTTAAACTCCAGGGTAATGGCTTGCCTACAGGTTGGGCAATCAGGATTGTGTTCGTAGAAATGTCTATCATGTTCCACTTTGGATATCTTGCTTTCAATTTGCGACTCAATCTTTCTAAACGCCGCAATCTTCTTCTCAACTTCAGGTGCTTTTGCCACGTTGACATCCAGCTCGGCGCTTTGTTTGCCCAACAAGTCAATTTCATTTGATAAGGAGACAATGGTTTCTCTACTACTCTGTATCTCTTTCTCATATTCTTTTATCTTTTCTTCATTGTTCTGATTGAGTTTGTCTAGATGCTCTTTCTTCAAATCATAACGCTGTTTGTACAGTTCAATTTCATTCTTCTTCTGCACCATCAAATCTTTATTGTTCGCAAGTCTGTCTTTTACCAGACTATTCATTGTAGAAAAGATTTGAATGTCAAGCAAGTCTTCAATGATTGCACGACGGTCAGCAGCAGACAACTGCATGAAAGGAGTGAAGGATGCTGAACCAAGAATTACGATCTGCGTGAAAGACTTATAGTTTAGCTTGAGAATAACTTTCTCTAGATAGTCTTGGTAATCTCTTACAGCCGCATCTTGGTTCAGCAAAACTTGATCTTGGTATATCTCAAACGTATTTGGTTTTATACCACGAATAATCTTGTATTCTTTATTACCAATAGAAAACTCAATCTCAACAACACAATCTCTACCATTGATACTATTTAGGAGATTTGGTTTGTTGACGTTTCTAAACGGTTTGCCAAAAAGGGCAAAGCACAATGCATCAAGCATTGTTGATTTACCCGAACCATTTGAGCCTACAATTAGAGTGTTGGAATTACCATTCAGTTGAATTTCTGTGAAATGGTTGCCAGTAGATAGTAGATTTTTCCAACGTAGTTTTTTGAATAATATCATTCAGTCTCGGTGCTTAACGCTTCAATGTAAAGTTCGTGCATAATATTTTTTAGTTTAGCAGATTCAACGTCAAGTGTCAAGTTATCTATGTACTTGGAAAGAATTGTCATCGTATCTTCCGCTTCATCAATCACATCATCATTGATGGTTTCTATATCACCGAAGTCTTCTACGATTGAAATATCTGCCACACCAGCTTTATAAAGACTGTCTATTACAATGTCAAACAGAAACGGATTTTGTTTGCAAAGTACAACGACTTTCACATAACAACCTTGATAGATTGAATAGTCAAATGTCTTGTACTGTTCAGCAAAATGTTCCAAGTCATCTTTGTAATTCAACTTGTAGAACATCCGATAGGGATTTTGTATGAACTCAAGTTCTCTTGTGTTCGTATCAAAGATATGAAAACCTCTTGGATCATTGTAATCAGACCAAGTAATCTCATATGGAGTACCGACGTATGTAATTGTACCATCGGTTGACTTGTGGTGAAAATGACCAGTGAGAACTACATCATACTTGTCTAGTTTATTTTTATCTAGACCTTCATGACAGATATTACCTCTGTCCATTTCAAAACCAGCAAGTTCAAAATGACCTAAGCAGATTTGTGCTTTTGAATTTTTTATTTGAGAAAGGATTTCACTTTCATTATCATCACATAACCAAGGTACGATGTCAACATCAATACCGTCAAAACTAACTGTACTAAAAGAATTATATACAGTAATGTTATCATATTCTTTTAGAAGTAATTCTGAGGAATTAATCTGTAGGGTGTTTTTGAATGCAACATCATGATTGCCAAGCAGTGTAATGAACGTGATGTTATTTTGTTTGAGTTTATCAAAGAAATATTTACGACACAAATAAAGTGAATTGAAGTTGATAAATTTACGGCGGTCAAATAGATCGCCAAGTTGTATAATGGTTGTAATACCATTTTCTTTTAGATATGGAAAGAACGTGTTCGTATAGAACTTCTCTGCATATTTATGAAATTCCAATGAGTCATTACGCATACCAAAATGCGTATCACCAAGTATACATAATTTCATCAGCTATCCGATTCTTCGTCTATAAACTGCTCAATCCCAGTTGCCTTTTTGGTGCTTTTTTTCTTCTTGTTCTCTTCAAAGTTATGAATGAACTCTGAAATGTTGTCATACAGTTCAAACTGTTTCATGTTTCCATTTTCATCTTCGTACATCTCACCTTCATCCAACAAACCAAACTGTTGTGTTGCTTTATATTTCACATACAATTGTTTTTTCTCACGCATGATTCTACGCAAGAAAGCATAATAAATTATCTGAGTAAAATATGCAAATGGATTTTTAGATTTATCTGGATCAAAGTTACGGAAATACATCAAACAATTTTCTACACCATCTGATATCATTTCATCACGATACGTGTAAGAAATAAAGTTTGGTTTTCTAGATAGATGCTCTGCAATTTTTAGAAAACATTCGCCAATATAGTTTGGTATTTTCGGTTCTGCTGTATTATTCTTTTGTGCATCTTCACAATCAGCCCGATACTTGATAAGTGCTGCTAGAAAATCGGCGTTGTTTACGTAATGTTTTTCTGTAGACATTATACATTACCATGAATGTTATTCTTCAGATACGTATAACCTTTGATGAGTTCTTCAACGCCATCATCTAAAGTGTGGTATGGCATCCATCCAGTTGCTTCTAACTTTTCGTTTGAAACAATGTAGTTACGCTGATCAGGATCTTTCTTGATATCACCTTCTACAATTGTAAAGCTTGGAATATGTTTCTTGATAATTTCACACAACTCAAGCTTAGAAACATTTGCAGAAGAAAGACCCACGTTGTAGATATTACTCTTCATGTAATCAAATAGTTGAACCGCATGTAAAAATGCTTCACATACATCACGGACATGAATGTAATTACGTTTGAAATGCCCTTCAAAGATAACAACACAGCCATCATTGACAGCACGATATGTCAAATCATTCACAAGCAGGTCAGTACGCATACGTGGTGACATACCAAATACAGTAGCAAGTCGGTAGCTGATTGAGTTTTCACGTTCCATCAAAACTTTTTCAACAGCAACTTTGTCAACAGCATATTTTGAAATAGGACGAAGCGGAGAATCTTCTGTGCAGAAATTGTTTTCATCACCAGTACCATAAGCAGAATTGGTTGTGGGCATGATGATGCGCTGTTCGTTTGATATGTTCTTCAACATCCAAAACATTGCATCTTTGTTTGTTGTATCTGCACCAACAACGTCTTTGTTACACAGTGGCGCACCAACCAATGCTGCAAGAGGAATAATAATGTCTGCTTCTTTCAGCAGTGGTGTCATATGTGCTGGATTACGGATATCTCCATTTACTATTGTTAGATTTTTGTTTTCGCAAAGATGATTCAAACCACTTTGACGAAACATAAAGTTATCTAGAACAGTAACTTTACAATTCATCTGCAACAGATATTCTACTAAAATACATCCGATGTAACCGGCTCCACCAGTTACTAATACTCGCCACTGTCCCATATTATACCCTATTCAAAATGTTTACGATTTCGTTGATCTGTGATTCTTTCAGCGTTGGATAGTTTCCGATGTAGAAAGAATAGAAGTGCATATGATCTGTATTTGGAAAATTCTTGTAGTGTTTCTCTGGCACAATGTTTTTCAAATATGGTTGGCGTAACTGATTACCACCACCAGCAGAGCCTCTTCTGAATTCAATTTCTTCATCACGCATCTTACCCATCAATCTGTTTACAAAAAATTCTGTACAGTAGTCGTGTTGTAATACAATATTGAATGCATAATTACTACAACCTATCAATCTAAAATCTACTTTATATTTTCTCTGATCTAACTTAGACAAAAAGTGAAACAAATTTTTATTTCTTAGTGTAACATTTTCATCCAAATGTTTCAACTGATTTTGACCAAGTATACCACCAATTTCAGTATTACGCATATTGTATGCTGGATATGCAAAGATAAAATCAGGATTCAAATCTGGATATTTTTTCTTATACTGATTAGACATATCTTCTGATCCACACTCACGTACCATACCATGTGAACGAAGCATACGAACTGTGTGATAAACTTCTTCATCATTTGTACAAACCATACCACCTTCAATCGTTGACATGTGGTGTGCAAAATAAAATGAGAAGTTTGACATCCAACCAAAGCTACCTAGTAGTTTGTGATTGTGTGTTGCACCATGAGATTCACACACATCTTCAATCAAAGGAATATTTCTATTTCTCAATTCTTCCAGAAGCTTGTCTGTCAAGCAATCAAAGCCCTGTGCATACGTAAGAAACACTGCACGTGTCTTATCTGTAATGGCATTGATGATACCGTCAGTATTCATACCCAATGTATCTAAATCAATATCAACAAATACTGGAGTAAAACCACACTGAATGATAGATGCAATATCAGATACCCATGTGAATGGTGGTACGATAACTTCACCACCCTCCGGATGTTTGATCTTCAACATTGTCATTGACAAGAGATTTGCTGAAGCACCAGAGTTTACAAAGACTGAATACTTTACGCCCAACCATTTACTCCATGCTTCTTCAAAGGCACGGCACTCTGGACCGTTTGTAAGTTTTGGATTATCTTTTTTCAGATGTTCTATTACCAAGTCTAAATCTTCTCTAGTAATATTGTCGGACATTAAAGGATACTTCATTATCACTCCATAATTATCGTGCTGCCACTGTAATCAAATTTGAATGGCACCCATATGTTTATTTCAGGTATTGCTTGTTTTATTATATCATGTTTTTCTGGAGATGCAAGAAACATAAAGAATCCACCACCACCTGCACCCATAAGTTTACCGCCATACGCACCCGCTGCTCTTGCTTTTTGATAGATGTTATCTATGTATTCGGTTGTAATATCATTAGTAAGTTGTCTTTTGTAATGCCACTGAATATCAAGAAGCGCACCGATTTGTTCTATTGGTTCTTCTCCTAGAAAAGCACAATAAGCATCATCTGCTAAGTCACGAATTTTTTTCAAATATTTTTCTGACTTACCTGATTTGATATTTTCAACTTGTTGTTTAGCGTGAACATCTGACAATCTATCAATGCCAGAAAATCCTAACATGATATGTTTTTCTAAAGTATCTTCGTACTGAAACGGAATGTCTAGAGTTGAAACTTTGATGTTGTCTTTAGAAAGTTCAATAACATTGATACCACCGTAAGCAGCGGTAATCTGATCTTGCACACCCACAGATTCACCAATAAAATTTTGTTCTACATCAATAGCACTTGAAGCAAGACCATAAGGTGTAGGTAATTTTTTTTGATATGTTTGTAAAGCGTGAATCAGTCCAACAGTAAATGCAGAAGATGATCCAATGCCAGAACGAGCAGGAAGGTCACCGTCGTGACTAATAGAAATACCATTAGATATATCATAATACTTTAAACACTCCCTTACTGAAGGATGTTCTATCTCAGATATGTCATTGACAGTTTCTATCTTTGAATAGATGATCCGATTAGCATGTTCAAAATACGGCGGTAACTTCTTCAAACTTATATAGCAATAATGTGCCATCGCAGCAGAGATTATCTTTGATGGATGTTTTTCATACCATGCTGGATAATCTGTGCCACCTCCAAATAAAGATAAACGATATGGTGTTTTAGAAATAATCATTTTTCATTATAATAATCACCATATTCAACTAATATGGTTGCTTTGCCATCTCTTCTCAAATACGCTGTGCAGTATGCATCATACACATGTCTCGGTTCTTCTAACCTAATTATATCAATATTTGGGCAAAGAAGTCTATAGGCATCTGTATAATCACCGACATGTTGATGTTGTGGATGTAAAGGTCTTTCTGAACCAATGCCAGTTCTTATGATAATTCTTGGCTTGTAATCGGACATCATCGTAATTTTATCTACATGATTGACCAACTGATTTGTTGCACACGCTAGAAAATTCCAACGTGGATAAATGCTCACAGGAATATAACCAGAAAGTGCTAAACCCAATGTCATACCCATTTGTGTATCTTCAAACACAGGCATTTCTAACAATTTTTCTTTAGGAACATCTTTTAGTGTGTTAGACATTGCTGTACCAGCATACTCTACTGCTTGACCCATAAAGATAACTCTTGGATCACCAGCAAGCATTTCCATTGCACGTTTTAGTTCGTCAAAGTATTTCAAAATTGTACCCTCATTCCAGCACCAGCATGTGGATATTTTGTTTCATATTCATAGTAATAAATGGATTCGTGTTCACAGTGCTTGTATGTTGACTCTGATACACCCCAAGTTTTATTTGTATCGGTGCAAACAGATTTACCATTATCTTCAACGATAAATTTGATAGGCAGTTCATGTTGAATAGAATACTTGAAGTTTTCCATGAAGATGCCAGATTCTGATGTCATGTCACCAACAAAGCAATACACCTTCGTGTCAATCTTTTTACGTTTCATTGCCATCGCAGTTCCTACTGCAATAGGAATATTGCCACCAACAATTGCTGATGAGTATATGTTGTATTGTGGATAGCAAAGTGAGATTGACTTGCCTTCCAAAATATCTTTTTCTAAAACATCTGGCGGCACACCTTTCAACAGACATTGATAATGTGAGCGCCATGAACAGAACACCCAATCTATTGACCGAATGTTTTTGAAGATTTTTATCATTTCATTTTCATTGCCATAGTACAAATGAATTGGCGCACGAATTCTGCCATTGTTGAAATGATCAGCAATCTTATCTTCAAATGCGATAAGTTCTTGTTTAGTCACCTAGAATTTTCCTTTTCAATCTAATCTTGGACATCTCTTCAATATTTTTACGTGAATCAATTCCAAATTTGTTTTCAACAAGATTCAAGAATGGTTCATGTGAAAAGTATTTGTGCCAAGCATCGTCACGAAACTTCAATACTTCAGCACCAGTTAGTGCTTTTGTTCTGAGTGGTTTACAGTCATATGAAAGAAATGCAAACTCATCAAACGTTTGTGGTAATTCCCATTTATTATTAACTGCTTCCATGTACAATGGACTGCCAGGTAATGCCATTGCTGCATAAAAGTTTGCATGTTCACAATTCAACTCAAGTGCAAGGTCTAAAGTTTCTTGCATTGTTTCATGTGTATCTTCTGGAAATCCAAACATGTAATTGCCCAACACATTGATATCGGCATCTTTGATATCTTGAACTACATCATGAATATCAACTTGTTTGAAACGACCTTTATCAATCTCTAAACGAACTTGTGGATTACCAGCTTCAATACCAAGTGCAAGCCAATTTACGCCAGCTTTTTTGAACAACTCAAGTTGATCTTTGCGAACAGAGTCAACACGTGCATATGCCCAAAAGTTGAATTTTATTCCACGATCAACAAGACCTTGAAGAATAGGAACGTAATATTTTTTGTTTAGAAAAAACATCTCATCAGTCAAACGAACTGTGCGTACACCATTTTCCCACAAATACTCAAACTCTTTGAGCATCAATTCAGGTGACCAGAAACGCATACCACGTGAGTCAGAAGAAACTACGCCTTGTTGATACGATGTTCTGTTGACGATATTGATCATGCAGAAGTTGCATCCGAATGAGCAACCTAATGATGTAGAGATTGCTGCAAATGGTGTACGACCTTCATCTTTGAAATAGCTATGCCAGTAATGTGCGCGGTACTTATCAAGCAGAGTCTTGTCTTTAGGCAACAAATCCCATGCATAACCCGGCATCACATAGTCCATATCTTTTGTTTGGACAATCTCACCAGGCGCACCTGTCGCAGCAAAACCATTTTTCTTATAGACTAGACCACGAACTTTGTTCAGTTCATCAACATAGTTTGTTTGTAGTAAATCTAACAGACCATAAACACCCTCATTGATGAATACGAAATCAACATAAGGTAAACCAATAACATCATATGGCAATGCAGATGCATGTGAGCCAATGAATACTGTTTTGATTGATGGATGTGATGCTTTGAGTTGTTTTGCTAGTTTTGATGCACCAATCATCATCGTGGTGCCTGAGTTTGGATTTTGTCCGTAAAGAACAAAGACTGCTATATCAGTTTTTGTATCTGCGATTTTCTCTGCTGCATCTTCAACGCTTGTTGGTTCAGCGTCAAAGTCTAAGATGCAAGGATCATGACCAGCAACACGAACAGCATTAGCAAGAAGCAATGCCCATGTTGGAGGTTCAATAGCAGAATACTTATTCGCAAGTGCCTGATATGCTTGTGCAGCACTGCTGGGTACAACAAATGTCACCACTTTTGCCATAATAAAATAATCTCTTAGTGTAATTTACTTATTTTTGCGCTTTTGAGAATTTGTTCTAGTTGACTTTCTGTCAAAGCGCCATCATCTTGTTCGTAATTTGATTCTTCATCATCATCTTGTTCTTCTAACAATTGATCTAACTTGTTATCAGCATCCAACATGTCTTCAGTGACTTTCTCTACAATTTTATCGTAGTACCGAATCATTGATTCTTTGGGTTCAACAATCGTAATGATATCTGTTGAATAAACATGTGCAGAATTTTCTTTGATAAGTTCAACTGGCAACCAGGGCATCATCATCATTACTGTTTGACCTGTAGGCATTCTACGAAACACCAAACGCATAGGATCAATCAATTGAATCATATCAGAATTTTCTTCTTCATGCATAGAAGCCACAATATCTTCACCAGTCTGCATTCTTATTAGTTTTATGTTATGCATTTTTGACCTCTATGTTGTAGAATTTGTATTTGAACTTTTCTCCATCGTATATCTTAACACGTTCAGCAAAATGTTTCAATGTAAAATTCACATGTTTACCTACACGAAAATCGTCTGCTATATCAAAGAGTACCGCTTCTTTTTTGTTGTCTCCGATACGTAAGCCTCTACCGATTGACTGTAAGTTTCTTACCCTGGATTTGCTCGGAGAAGCAAATACGACATTATGCAAATTCCGTATATTGACACCGGTACTAAAAGTGCCGTAAGAGGCGACGATAATTGCATCACTTTGCTTTTCTGTAATCTCACGAACTTGTTCACGGACTTCAACATCTGTTCCACCATACACAAAGAAAACATGGCGATTATCAGTTTTTTCTTTAATAATTTTATATAATTGTTTACCATGCTTCTCTACAAGATTGAACAAAACAAGTGTATTACCTTCTAATGATATTACAAGATTACGTATGAATTCATTTCGTGCCTTACTACTTACTATGTATTCTATTTCTTTTTGATAGTCCCAACCACGTGATTGTTTGCAGATATCTTCAGAGTATTTGAGTATCAAACACTTGATTCCAAAATCGGCTAACATCTTATCTTCAATAAGTTTAGCAGTTGTTGTTGACTGATAAACTGGTCCAAACAATCCTTCTAGCACAAGTTTGTGTGTTTGTGTATCATCAATTGTACCTGTACATCCAATTCTATAAGATGCATTCTTCAATCCAGACATAATGGTAGTCAGAGACTTTGCTTTGAATTGATGTGCTTCATCACCAAAAACAAAATCAAACTGCTCAAAGTATTCTGGTGAATTTTTATAGATTGATTGCCATGTAGTGATTGTAAGAAACTTATCGGTGTTCTTGTCTTTACCAGAATATTGACGATGACAATACTTCTCCGAATCGTAACCGTAAGATGCGAAATCGGAGTACATCTGTTCAACAAGTGATGTTGTCGGAACAATCAATAAACCTTTTTTGTGTTTCTTATGCTGCACATATCTCAGAATGAGATACAAAATCAATGACTTACCTGAACCAGTCGGTGATAATAACAACATTCTTCTGTTTCTAACGGCAGAAATGAATGCTTTTACTTGATAGTCTCTTGCACCCTCTGTTATAATGGTTTTGTGCAGTTCAAGACGATCTATAAACTCTTTAGCTTCTATTGCAGAAAAGTTCTCAGTTGCATTGATTGCTGAGTCAACGTCAAACTTATAATCTCTTTCTTTACAAAACTTCTCAATGTATGGCAACAATCCAGAATAGATTGTATGCGACCGAAGATCAAACAAACGTACTTTTCCATCCCAAAGACGATTTTTAAATGCCGGCATGAATTGATAACCAGGAACAAAGAATTCAAAGTAAGAAGAAAGTTCATAAGCAACACTCTTCTCACAATCAATTCGGATGAACGCTTCGTTCTGTTTACGTAAAATTAAATCAAACACCTTGAATAAATTTCTCCCAATCAATAAATGACCGGAGCTCCCATGTTCTATTGTTCAGTTCTTTTATGATTGCTTGGCAGACTTCCACAATTTCTTCATGCAACAATTTTCTTGCAAGATACTTGTTGACATCTTCGTCTGCTTCTAAGTATGTATTGATCTCTGATTTGATGGTGTATGGAAATGGATCCCAACCACGTTTTTGAAGTTCTTCACTGTCAAGTTTACCAGTGTAATATTCCCATTTCAATTTACGCCATTTGTTATACTGAAACTCAGCTTCTTTAGCTAACAGTCTATGTGAAGAAAGAATGTTTAGATATTTTGAATGAAGCTTTGGAATATCAATCAGTGCTTTACCTGGTTCGGTTCTGTCAATGATAGAGTCCGTTGCCCACATTTGTAATACTTCGTCAAGTTTGCTCATAGAATACCTCCTAATAGGAGTATAACATAATTAAAAAAGTTTTTCTACATTATAATAGGAATATCTGAATGTTACATCGGAAGTAATTACAGATTCTGGAGAGTCTGTGGAAGATAGAACAAAACCAGAAAGAGAAATTGGAAATAAATCCACAAATTTGAAACGGTAATAAGGTTTATTTGACGCTGAAAGGAGAGTAATTGCGCCCTCTGAATATTGTGGCTGTCTATTATTTTTAGCTGTTGTGTATGGATTTAGTTTTCCTAAATTTGCATACTCTTTGAAGTCTGTAGGAAAAGTAAGTGCCCTCAACCAATCATGAATCTCTAACCATCCTAACAATTCTGCATCAACAATAAAAGTTATATTCAAAGGCTCATAGATTGCTTTTTCTCCAGGTATTGGTAAATCAACCAAAGGAGTAGGAGAAATAATTTCTGATGTTGACAGACCAGGAAAAGCAATAGTCTGGCAAAAATATTGCAAATTCGGAGCCCTACCAAAATTGAAGGTAAACTTATTCGGCTGTAACGAATTTGGATTTATTGGGTTTCTGTTTTCTACTGACATATGTGTATTTATAAGCAAAAAAAAGAGACACCCGAAGGTGTCTCTTCAAACCCACTCTTAGCGGTGGTTTTATAATTACATCAGATTCGCAATTCTAAATCCGCGGTAGTAGTTGTTTGACTGAGTTGTCAATGCACCTAAACCTTGGCTAGTACCTTCAGCAAATGGGTTAGCAACTAGACCGTAACGAGTCTTGAAGCCAATCTTTGGCTGGAATGTACCAGTATCAACTGCACGAACCATTTGTAGAGGAACGTATGGGCAGTAGAACATACCAGCATCGTATGCGTTAGTACCCTTGTAACCTACAACAGCAAACTCAGATGTTGAGCCTGTTGGGAAGTATGGATCGATGTAAACTTTGATACGACCGAAGATTGTACCAGCAAAAGTATTGCCAGTATCGTCAACTGTCAATGATACTTGACCAGCAAGTGCTGAGTTGTAGTCAAGAATACCTGACATCGCAAGAGCAGAAGCTACGTCTGAAGAGCAGATAACGATGTTACCTTTACCACGACGAGTTGTCTTAGCGATTTGGTTTGCTTCACGTTCAATCTGGAATGCAAGACCTTTGATTTTTTCAACCATCCAACGACCGTTTGAGTCTGTGTCTAGGTTGAATGCACCAGCAGTTGTAGTACCTGCTTGGCAACCTGGTTTAGCAATCTTGTAGATTGTACGGATAACTTCACGGTTGATTTCAGCAAGAATTTCTGCGGACAGAATGTTAGCCAATTCTGTTTCTGCATCAAGACCATGAACTGCTTTCAAGTCTTGTGCAAGTTCCATTGAGTATTCTGCTTTCAATGCACGTGTACGTGCTGTAACAGTAACCTTCTCAATTGAGAATGCCATTTCTTGGAATGTGTTACCAGCAGCGCCGTCACCCAATGCTTCAGCAGAACCAGTTGACATTGCACCTGTAGGAGCAGCGTTACCAGTAAACAGATAGTCTGTTGTGTTACCAGCGATAGACATTGAAGAAGCAACGATTGCGCCGTTAGCACCAGAGAATGCTGTGTTAGCTTCGTTGTAGAATGCTTCTGTACCGTTTTGACCAGCGTAACGTGTACGCATTGCAAAAATCAGACCTGTAGGACCTGTCATTGGCTGAACGCCGCAAACGTCATACGCAATCAGATTAGGCAATGAACGACGAACTAAACTGATAAGGATTGGATCGAAACCAGCAACTGGACCAGCAGCAGCAGCACCGCCACCAAAACCGCCTGTACCAGCAAAGTTAGTTGGTGAACCAGTTTCGTTAAGAATACCAGCTTCTTTCATCATCTCTTGAGCTTGGTTCTCAAGAATAACCGCAGTAACCGCTTTACGGTATGGGTCTGCAATCTTTGGCATATCTGGATGATCCAGAACGCTTTCCCATTTGTTTTGTAGATTTTCAGACAAATACATTTGTGTATCTCCTTTTGTTATTATTTAAATTTTGATTTTAGAAATTGCTTGTGCAACCGAAGCAACGTATGGGTCAGCAGATACTTTTTTATCGCTACCATCGTCTTCAACTGTTTCGTGAAGTTGTGCTGCATTGGCTTTTTTCATGCCAGATGGGAAGTAATTCTCACGAATTGTTTCAAGTTTTTCTACGAACTCTTCCTCTGTGGAGAATTCAACACTCTCTGCGAGTGCTTTGATCTTTTCAACTTGAGTTGCTGTGAGACCTTCGCATACTTCATTTACGAGTTGTACTTTGACTGCTTCAGTAAGTTGTTTTTTATACTGAATGTTAGTTTCAATTTCTTCGTTCAATTTTTCTTCCAGTTCTTCAACCTTAGAAGCAAGTTCTTCTACAAGGTCAACTTTGTCTTCTGGAACATTGATGTAATTTTCGGCAAACAGATTACGTAGACCAGCAATAAAGTCTTCTGTGATTTCGGAACGTAGGCCGCTTTCAACTGCGATTTCGTTTTCTTCCATCCACTGCTCAACTACGTAGTTGAGGTAATCGTCTACTTTTTCTGTCAGTTCTTGTTTGATGATTTCCACAGCTTCAACTAACTGACCAGCATATTCTGCTTCCAGTTGTTCTTGAATTTGAGCAACACGGTCAAATACACGTGCTTCAAAAATAGTAGCTGCTCTTGATTTGAAGTCTTCAGAGATGGTTTTGTCATCAGCAAAAAGAGAGTCAATATCTTCTTTCATTTTGCCTTTCATCTTTTCAACTTCATCATCGTCATCATCCTCTTCATCTTCAACATCTTTACCTTTTTTATGCTCTTCTTCAGGCATCATGTTTGTGCCTGAACCAGGACGCATGTTCTTATCGCCAAGCTGAACATCTGCCGATGCTGCTGATGGCTTCATGTTCAATGAAGATTTGTTAGAACCAGCTGTGTCTTTAGCTTTCATAGAAAGTTTATTAGAATCATCACTTGGTTTGTTGTTTTGTGGTGTTGGACCGCCCAAGTCTTCAGGTGTTCCAGAATTGCCTGGAGTGTCGTGCTGTAACTTAGGCATTGGCATACCAGGAGCCGAAGACTTGCTTGCTGCAAGAATTTCTGCCGCTGCTTCCATTAGTTTGTTTGTTGCCATTGAATATCTCCTTATGATTTCTTATTTATAAATTTAAAGTTTTCGTAGGAAGTTTTCGAAAAGTTGAAGTCCAACGGACTCAATATCTTTACGAGATGCTTGACGAATCTGTTTTTTAGCGTAGTCTATGTGTGACTCAACAAAACGACCTTCAACATACATCCATTCTTTGTTTTCCATAATGCCCTGAACAAAAGCTCCTGGTGCTGAAGGATCGGCAACAATATCTGCTGCTGTCGCAAGACGCAAATCATCTTGAACCAAATTGTAACCCTCTTTAGTCATTACAACGGAACCGAGGGCACGTGAAGAAACACCTAGATTCACACCGGAATCAATCAGATTTTTAGCAATCTGTCCATAAGGTGTTTCCATAATCAATGCTTTACCTACAAAAGTATTTCCGTTCTCTTTGAGGCTAACGATTTTGTGAGATACACGTTCAAGATTGAGTGATGGTGTATCTGGATGTCCTAGTTCGCCAAGCGCACGATTTGACTCAATAAGGTCTTTTGTATATCGTGCAACTTCATTACGCAGAGTATCCATTTTGTACATACGATTGTTGCGATTGACTGCATCGCCAACAAGAAAGATGCCTTCAATGTACATTTGTTTTTTACCGTCTTCTGTTTTTTCGGTAAGATATCTTACTTCTTCAATATGTTCTTTGATGAGTTTCATTAGATGGTTACTCCTGTGTATGGATCAACATTATAAGTTGCATACTTAGCCAGATGAAGAATTGCAGTTCCGCCAGTATTAATTTCTATTACAATGCTTTGAGTATTATTATTTGCGACTGAGTATCCGTAAGAATCAAAGTCCATATCGCCTCCATTTTGTAATGCTAATAGAGGAACACCATTTCTTATGATGCGAATACTACCATTTGTTGACCATAAGACATGTTTAATATCAGCAGCAGTAACGGTTTCAGTTGTAGCGTTTGCTCTTAAATTATTAAGAGTAATTGTATACGTTCCGGCGTCAACTGCACGAACAATTGATGAGCCTCGTAATGTGTTAGTAATTTCAAATGGCATTTTATCTTAGTCCCATAGATTTACGACGGCGCATTGACATCTTTCTCTTCATCAATGTACGTCTAAGTTTTGCTCTTCTTGTTGTTTTCCATGCACGTTTCAGTAAACGTGCTTTACGTAATCTTGTTGTTGCTGGTATACGCTTTACGGTATTGCCAGACAAACGATAACCTTTGATTGCTGATCTACGTACATTTTTTTGTACGACAATTCTACCTTTTTTATTACGACGGATACGGCGACGAATCTTTTGAACTCTACCCATCTTTACGATATTTGGGTTTCGTTTCTTTGCAGCTTCTTCTAATACTTCTTCGTCAACTTCAATCTCTTCAAACATTTCGTCAACAACAAATGGCTTGACTTCTTCAAGTTTGTAAGAAGCTATCTCATCTAATTTTTCAAAGATGAGTTCTTTGGCTTCGTCTAATTTATTCTGAAGAATTAGTTCTACAAAATTCATAGAGTTTTCCAAACGTTGAAACTGATTCTGTTAGTTGATTCCAAAAATATTCTTTATTCTCTTCGTCTAATCTCTCATAGACACCAATGAACATCTCTTTTGTTTCTTCTGCAACAGATATATTATTACCGTCATTTAGAGCAATTTCATCTGCTTCTAAAAATTCTTTGACGTATTCTTCTGCTTGAATTGTAGCATCTAAAGCAGGTCCATATGGAACGCTAAAATATTTTTTAAGTTTGTCACTCCAATAAAGAGCAACTCTAGTTCCATCTGGATATAATCTTACCGCTTTTCTTTTGATTACCATAACAGCAGGAGGATCTGGCACCAAAGAAGATGCGCTTCCAACGCTGTCTGCTTTTGCTTCATTCAAATCTTCACGTACAGCTTGTCTTGCTCTGGTGTAAATTTGTTTGTTGCTTGTAATCAAATCAGCCATACGGTTGAAAAGATTACGCATGATCTCACGATCAGCACTATTGAACACAGGACGTTCTTCGCCCATCTTGTCCATAATTTTGTGAATGCGCTGGAGCTGTGCTTTATTAGCCAAACCTGCACGAACAAGAGTATCTAACTTTGAATAGTCAGCTTTTTCTTCTTCAACAATATGTTTGAACTCTAATAAAGATTTCATTATTCCGCTACTTCTTCGGTATCTTCGTTATTTGCGTTTTCTTCAGCTTCTTGGTTTTGCCCGCCAAAAAGAGTTGAAGCGATTTCTTGCTTACGGACCTGGAGCGCATCGAACGCTTTCGCTGATAATGCATTTTCTATACTTTCTTTTGCTGCTACACTATCACCTGCAGCAACATTGTTGATAATATCTTGAATATTCATAATAACCTTTCTTATCTGCGTCTATTATTTATACTAACCACTGACTTGTTTACTTCGTCATCAAGTTGAGGTGTCAATGATTCAGTTTGATCTTCACTATCTATTGTGTTGTCTTGTGGCGGTGTTTGTGCAGCCGCAGCAGCTTGTTGATCTTGTTCAGCTTGCGCTTGTTGCATTGCCATAGGACCTTGCATCTCTGGCGGAAGAGTATCTTTTTCTTCTTTTATTTCTTCTTGCATTTCTTCAATCTCTTCTTCTGTCATCATCAATATCTTATTCATGACATATTGATTGGAGAAATAACGACCAACAAATGGATCAACCATACCTACCATTTGCAATCTGTTTTGTAACAGTTCTGCTTCACGGAGTTCAGTGAAATTATTATCTTTACGGAAGTCATAATAAATGTCTTCTTTGAATTGATCCCACTCTTCACGTGTACAAATACCTTTTAGAACTAATTGAATTTTGAGTGCTTCATCAAATAGTTGTGAAAACTTATTACGTAGACGAACAACAAATTTGGCAAATTTTAATTCATCACGTGTTACTTCTTGTGAACGACCTAAACCAGCTAAACCACCTTCTTGTGATTCAAGGCGTGAATATGGTACGTTCAATGACTGAAGAAGTTTTTTCTGGAAGTATTTAACATCTTCCAATTCACCCAAGTTTTGTCCTGCTGGTAATGTAGTGATCTCTGTACCTTTACCACCTTCACGACGAGGTAACCAGAAATCTTCTAACATCGACATGTGCTTACGCTCATCACGTAGTTCACCTGTGTTTGCATCGTATACCATTTTGTTACGATACTTGATCATGATGTCACGCAGATATTGTTCTGCTTTACCTTTTGGCAAATTACCAACGTCAATATAGAAAATACGGCGCTCTGGCGCACGTGAAATACGATAGATAACAATCGCATCTTCAATCATACGTAACTGATTGAGTGGCTTGATTGCTTTATGTAGATATGAAATAACAAAAGTATTCTTTGCGTCCATCAAGCCAGAATTGATATTGATAATAGATTCTGGTGCAATACGAAGACCTTGTGTTACATTTGCGGTAAATGTTTGAGTTGTTGTACCACGATCATTGAACACGTAGTATTCTGCAACAGAATCAACAACTAAAGCACCTGTTTTTGGATCTCTTTCTTTTTTGACCTCACGTACTTTACGAATTTTACGTGGATCAATATAGCGTAATTCTTGAATGCCTTCTTTTGGATTTTTGTCATTGACTACCACATGATAGAACATGCGACCATCAATGTACCAACGTTTGAATAAATCATCTGCTAGATTATTGAAGTTCAACATCTTTTGAATGTTATCAAACTCTTCAATAATTTTTTTCTTGATTGATTCTGGTTGTTTGAGATTGTCTAAAACAACGTCAACTACTTTGCCACGGTCATCGTGTGTGATAGCTTCATTGACAATTTCATCAATCGCCATCTGACACTCTGGATGATTAGACATTTCACGATAACGGGTAATGAGTTCAATCTCATTACGGACTGAACCTTCTAAGTCAACATAGGTACCATAATACGCATTTTGCGTAATGGTAACAGCGCCGTCATCTAATTGTGCTGCGGAAGGAAGAACGAAAGATTGTTGTTCAGGTTTTTCTTTCTGAACAACATCTTTCGAACCCAATGTGAAGCCAAATAGCTTAATAGCCACGCCAAATTATCCTTTCATTGTATAATAAAAAGTAGAGGATTTCCCTCCACTTTTAGCCTACTGCGCCACCAACGCCGGTTGCTTCCCACCACTGATATGCAAAAGTAACAGAATACTCTTCAATCGTATCATTTGATCCCCAATCTAGATCGATTGGAGTGATATCGGTTGGGAACATCCCTGTAAACTTATATGTACGAAGTGGTGCTCCTACTTTTGAATAATGAATAACTGTAGCATCAGCAGTGTATGCACCAGGTGCAGCAGAAGCAAATCGTCTTACATTATTAGAATGACCATTTAGGGCGTCCATCCATTTTTCCATTGTTGAACGTGTAAGAAAATCTTCATCGTTCAAAACGGTTACTGTCCAATCAGCAAAAGTTCTATTACCTGCAAGTTTGATCTCACGTCCAAAATATTGAATAGGCGCAACACCAATTGTAGAACCTGGTAATTGCGCTGTCTTACATGTAAACGCTAATTTTGCTGTTGATAAAGCACCACCTGGGATGCTGTTTGGAAAATTGATAATAACTTCAAATAAATTAGGTCTTGCGCCATCAAACGCCATACCGACATTACGAAATTCATTAATAGCAAAAGCTGGCATATATTACTCCTTTTTTGTAATTTTATTTAGACCGCTCCAACTACTTCATTGAAACTTACGCCGGTACGTACCGCAACAAAATTAAGTTGAATAAAGTTAATTGAACGAGCAGGTTTAATGTAGATGTCTCCAACAAACTCATTACGGTCAATGACTTCACCTGTGTTGTTTGTATCGTCACAAACAACTTTGAAGTCTGTGATACCACGACGACCTTTGACATCACGCAAGAATGGCTCAACTAAAGCAACAAACTGGGCACGTGTAAATTCATCATTGAATTCAAACAATGAGAAACGTGCTGCACGTGAGATTGCTTTTTCTAGTACAATAAACAAACGACGAACGTTGATACGATCAAATGCTGATGGTTTAGCTAACAATGTTTTGTCGCCAAATAGAACTGTACCATCGCCTGGGAACTGAACAACAGGATTGACGCTTGCTTGATACAAGTTATCTCTCTTTGTCTTATTTGGATTCCAAGCTAACTTCACAACATTTTTGATTTGACCACGATTCAAACCACCTGGTGAATACCAAGGATCTTGCAAGCTGTCTGTACGAACGCACAGACCAGCCATATCACCATTGAGTGGTATCCAACGATATGTGTCTGCATACTTGTCGTACTGATACTTGTAACCAGAATCTAAGAATCCGTAAGATGTTGAAGTAAGTGTATTGCGGAAAGCAATAACGTCTATATCTTCGTTGTTATAGTTATCAACAACATCTGCTTTCTCTGGTGATACGAATGCAACACAGTCTTGACGAGTGATTGCAATATTATCAATAACATAGTTAGCGATTGTTGAATTACCTGTTCCTGTTACCAGAAGTGATACATCAACAGTTTCTTTGTTGTTGAAGTAATCCCAACCGGTTGTAATTGCAGAAGTGTAGTTAGTATTTGTACTTACAATACCACCAGCCAGAGAGTTTGAACAGTTGCTTGTTAGTGTTTTGAATGAGCTAACATTAGCAACAGAACCCCACGCTGTTCCTGTACCTACATTTGTTGGATGTGATAGATGCCAAACATAAAATGACTTACGATTGACAACCTCTTTGTAGTAGTTTGAATTACCGCTGTCATCTTTAGCATCAGATGCTTTTGAAACAAAACCATATTTCTCAAGAACTTGACCTGGAACGCCTGTCCACAAACCGTCTTCGTCTACGACAACGATGTGAACTTCGTCATTAGCACCGCCTCTTGATGAAACATAAGTTGATGTGTTTGGAGTAGCAGTAAATTCGTTACGATATGGCCAAACGCTGTATGTATCTCTATCAGCCATGGAAATTAGCAAACTGTTGCCTAGAGTACCAGCATATTTTGCTGCCCATCCACCAGTTTGTCCATATGCACCAGTAGAATATGTGGAGTGATTAGCTTCGTAATCATCATCATTCTGAACAAGAAGACCTGTTCCGTTTGCTGTAGAGTTCAAAGCACCATAGGTTTTAGCACGAACAACTCTGAGTGTATTACCATAAGCTAAGAAGTTTGCTGCTGAGAACCAGTATTCGTAATTGTCTGCATCTGGTTTACCGAATTGATTGACTAGATCAACTTCACTTGCAATAGTATAAATCTTGTTGATTGGACCCCAAGCAAATGG